CTTGCATGAATAAAAAAACCAATATTCCTGAAATCGGCATTGCTGAAATATCTGATTATATCCCTACACAGGAAGAAAAACAAAAAATAATTAAATTCGAAGAACAGGCAGAAAAAGACATTGAAGAACTCAAACAGACTGCCAATGTAAATTTTCGCTGGTCGGAATTTGAAATAAAAAGAGCTAAAAGAATTGCATCAAAGCTTGGTATGCCTTATCAAACTTATCTCAAATCAACATTGAAACAAGCTATGGATGCAGACGAGTTAAAATTTAACTAACTATAATACCCTATTCTCTGCAAAATCAACCTCAATCAAATATCTTATTCCAACAGCTTTCTCATAGGGAAGAGAGGCTATTTTGAGCAGCCCTGCCCTGTGCCATCTCCATAGCTCTAAAATATCGTAAAAATCACTGTCCAGATTTGCCCAAAGGTCTTTTTTCTTGCCAATGGCTGTAGGTCTTTTGACATCACCGAGGAAGATGAGCTTGTCATCTTCCCAGGCTGTCGTGTTAAAATCCCCTGTTTTGTATATCTCCCAGGCTATTTTTACTTTTTTTCGGTTTTTTCTGCCTTTTCTTTTATTCCGTAAATAGCGGATAAAAGTGCTGCACAGCAATCGCTATGGATAGCTGTAATCACATTGCTTACACCAAGACCGATAAATTCAGCATAAGAGCTATATTCCAGTGTTTTTCCTTCTTTTTTCAAGGTCGGCTTGTTTTCAAAGCGTAAAAAACATCTTGAGGCAACTCTTGCAAAATCATTATACACTTGATAGTCTATAATATCTGCTGCGTTTGGTGTCCTGAAAACGAACTTCGGCGGATTTTCCTCATCTTTAAATTGACTCGGAATTACCACAATTTCCTCAAGATTCTGCAATTCAATTTCCATTTATTATGCTCCTGCTGTTTCGATTTCTTTTAAGATACACGGAATCAAGTCATCATCAGGTGTATTTCTGAAATTAGCTGTGTAAGTCTGTGCATCATCTACACCGGCGCCTATGTTAAAAGAGGTAATAGTTGTAGGTACAAAATAGGATATTATTACAGGACCTTTTTTATTTAACACAAATCGTGTAAGTAAGCTTCCATCGTCAATTTCAGAGACCTCAACAGCATCACCCGTTTGTGAAACAATCGGAATGAACTTATTCATTAGGTATTCAGATACATTGATTGTGGTAACACCTTCAAGTGACCCTGTTGCATCAGAAAAACCTGCCAAATATGTTCTTTGCTCATCACAAAGAGTAGTAACATCAATCTCATCAGCTGAATACTCTATAGAAAAATTTTGTATGTCACATTTTTTCGTTAAAGTGAATGGTATAACCTTGTCACCTGGCTTTACTGTGATTCCGGCTGCGCCTTTGATAACATAACCAGGTACTACACCCTCAGGTAAACCTGAACCTGTGGCAGCTACTTCAGAAACAATATAATATGTTCCCACAGTGAGTGCTGTACCTTCTTCTGTACCTTCAAGCGGTGAACCTTTTTTCATGTCGTAAATCTCTCCGTCACGCCCTTTTAATCTTTTTCTTTCGTTTGCCATTAGTTTAATCTCCTTTGATTACTTGTAATAATTTATTTCAAACGCTATTACGCTTGAATAAAGCCCGATAGAAGGCTCTGTAAAACTTCTGCTTGAGTTTAGCTTCACGAGGCCTATTTTGTACCCTCCCAAACTCGGTAAGTCCATCACAAACTTAAATAACTCCTGATTGATAAAATCTGCTGAACTTTGAGAGGAAGTATAGATATTCCACTGCGTAAAACTCATTCCATCCGAAAAATTATTGTCGTTGCACAAAACCTGTTGTGTTCCGTCCATCAGCAAACTATGCTGGATAATATAAGGCTGCTTTGTCTTTGGCTCAATTTCACCGTAACCAAATTTAAAATTGAAGTTTTTGACCTTAAAATTATTCTTAATGTATTCAAATAAAAGCTGTTCAAACATTCTTTTTTAACTCTTTTTTGAAATGTCTTGTGAACGTTCCACCGATTTCTTTTTGAACCTTTAACGCTGCGTTACGCATGACAGGATTAGGCTTTCTTTTTGGTATTTTTACACTTTTGGCAAAGACATCTTTGCCGTCAACTTTAAAGTGCAAGACTTTAGCATTTTTAGCCTCAATTGTATGAGCTTTGACTCCAAACTCTATTGAGGCTGAATAATCAGCATTTGCAATAACTTGATTTTTACCGTCAAACTTTATATTGTTTCTGTAATACCCACTATCAACAGGTGCATTTTGCTTTGCTGTTCCTTCTATTTCAAACCCTGCCTCTTCTATGGCCTTTTCCGTTGCATTTTTTAATGCAAGACTGAAATCAGGCATTTCAAATTTAACTTTGCTTGCCATTTTCTTTAAACTCTTGGTTGTAATAGTCTTGTGTAACTAAAATCTGATACGGAGTACCTTCACAGCTTGATTCACTGTGTATTTCTTCACGGGTCAAAAATATTTTCCCAAAAAGCTTCCAGTTTTTGATATTTGTATATGTTGTGTTTTGTGTTGATGACATTACAATCCTTCTTGTGTATAAACAAGGTTATACTCTGCGTGCTGTCCTCTTTTAGGCTCAACTCCCGTTATGCCGTCAGGCTTTACTGGTGCACCTGCTATTTTGTATCGAACGCCCTTAAACTCCAAAATATCTGTTTCATCAAATTTGACAGAAATATCACAAAATAAAAGCGCATCAACACTTGTTGTATCTTTGCCGTTGCTGTAAACTTTTGAGCCGGTGGAAGGTTGAATTAGTCCCTTGAAAGTGCCTTTTGTTGCCCATTGTTCAGGTTCATCAAAGTATGCTGGTTTTAGCTCGAGTATAGTTATTTTTTTATATTTGCTTTTTAAGCTCATAAAAACTTAACCCTTTTAAAGCTCTCCAGTGCTGAAACAATCTCAGAGGGGTACGCCATCGAACCGATTAAATAATCTGCCTTTGTATAACTGTAAGAACCTATATTTTCACTCTTCAAATCATCAGGTACACCACGATTGAACACATCATAAGAAATCATTTGCGAAATTATCTTTTCAACACTTTGTGGTAAGCCTGATACAAAGATGTACGCTTTTTCCGTACAACTTACCAGTGAAGTATTATCAATAGTTATTGTTTCACCGTCAACGGCTGTAACATAACCAAAGAAGCGGTTACGTCCGCCTACAACATGAATTAAATCACCTGTAGTAACATTTGCAATCGGTGAAATTTTGTCACCGTTAAATGTCAGTGAACCGCCGCTAAATACATAATTGAAGTAATCCAAGCTGTAAGGAAAGCAATCACAGAATATTGAGCCGTTATAGCTCGGATTTTTTATATAAAAACTATTATTCAGATACGCACAAACGCTCTCAATGGTTGAATAAATAGCATTTTGGATTAAAAAATCTTCTCTTGTTTCAATCCTTTTTGCTTCGCCTTCCGTAACCTCGTACGAATAGCCTTTTGTATATTGTGCTGATGTTTCAGAACAAAGCCATGTACCGTTTTCTTGAGGCATTTGCGCCTGGATAAAATCGTATTCGTTATTTAGTTTTACTGAAAATAAATCTATCATTAGAAAGGCCTTATTCCTGTTAGTCTTGTTGCCATAAATTGCATTTCATCCTCTAATGCATAGCGTATTGCATCTATCAGGTGGTTGAACGCGTCTACTGGTTCGTCATTTATGAAATCACCATTTTTATCTCGTTTGTACTGATAGTTTTTAAACTCTGCAATGGCATTTGTGCAGCTTGGATGTATAACTATTTTTTCAAACTGCTGCATATACTTTAATCCGCTTAGAACGCTTCCTTTACCTTTTTTAGCTGCAACAGCGTTAATCCCAAGACTCTGAAATTCCTGTACGCTTTTCGGTTCTGCGCTATCACAAATTACACGTTCTTTTGTGATATATTGCTTTACCTGTTCCGCACTGTCTTTATTCAAGAGTTTTGTTTGATAAATTTCATTGCAGATATAAAGTTTATTTTGCTCTATCGCACACTCAACAAACGCAAACGGGTCATTGGAAAAACCCCAGTCAATCCCGTAACGATATTTTGAAAACCTGTTTTTGTCAAAGTCTGCAACCTCAAAGTTTTCAAATACAAGCCCTTCTGCGATACCTAATTCACCGAGCCCGTAAACTCTCCAAAAATTATTGTCACCCTTTCTCGCTTCAATACTATTGATTATAGTTTGTTCCAAAAAAGGGTTGTCTTTGTAGGTTGATAGTATAAGTTTTGCTTTTTCCGCTTCATCTTTAAAGATTTTTTCGTGAACCCAAAATTCATTTGTGGGGTTATAATCAATAAAGATATTATTTCTAGTTCTGATAAGCAGCTGTTCAACAATATTGTAATGCAGATGATTTGCTTCATTCAAGTACAAATAATCACGTCTGCCGCCATGAGCTGAACCAAGCTTATCAAAAGATAAAAAAGCTATTGTTCCTTTTCCTGCGGAAAATATTTTGTCTGATGATTTATAATGCTTGTAAAAATCTATGCCAAATTGATTACAAACAGAAGGCATATCATTTAACACACCCTGTTTCAAGTGAGGAACAGACAGCCCCACTATGTCGATTTTTACTTTATACTTTAATGCAATTATTACAAGCAATTGAAGGATAGAAAAAGTTTTTGTGCTTGATGTCCCGCCCTGGTTAATTATGTACCTGAAATTCTCTTTTAAAGCACCCGCATTTTTTCTAAAAACAGGTGATAACTTTAACATCAGATATCCTCTATTAGTTCTTTATCTTCTTCTGAACCAACAACAACATTAATACCTTTTGCAGAGATTTCTTGTTTATCAACAGGCTTCTCGCCTAAAGTATCTCTTATTGCAAGATATGCCGATACATCGCCTTTGGTTGCCTTTTTTATTAAAGCTGTTGTTATGGACATATCGTTTTGTTCGCCTGTGTCCTCATCAGCAAGCAGCAATGCTATTTCAAGCAGCTCTTTTAGCTTCTTCCTCTCCCGTCTAACTTCGCCTGATTTGATACCGCCCATTTGCGCTATTTTTCTCTGTTCTTCCTTTGTTAATTCATTAAAAGGAATTAAATTTTTATCAGTTTTACGCTTCTTTTTTTTAGCCATAAAATCACCTGATATACTGTCCTGTTTCACTGCATAACGGGCTACCCGCCATGACTTTAATCTTTATTCCCCGTCCCTGCGCAAATGCAATCCACTGCTCTAAGCATTCTCTTTGTTTTGTACGCTTTTCATCTGCACAGTCGAAGTCACATCCCGCAAAAAGAATCTCCTCATATCCTTTTAAAATCGCATAAGCTAACATGTAACTCATTGAAGATGCAAAGTAGCGATGATTTACAATTGTCCTTCCTTCAATAGGAATCCGGCGAAGCTTATACACTTCCTCAAACGGGAAGTTGGCTTGAGTAATAATACCTTCGATTTTTTCTTGTTTGTGCAGGTCAAACCACAAATCATAACGCTTGAATTTGTCTTGATGATGGTTTAATCCCCAGACCTCATAATCAGAATCCCAGTCAAAGTTTTTTAGAGATTCGCCTACACCTAATATTGCTAATTTTTCCATAATCTAAAAAAAACAGGGTGAATAATATGACGAAAAGAGGGATGTTCACCCTGAATAACTGCATCTAAATAGTTGAGTAGTTTGTATGTATTGTATTTAGGATTTCGTATTGTCCGTTGAAGTTTTTACGTGTTTGTTCGTAAATCGGGTTACCTTTAATATCTTTTTTGCGTGTTTTAAGAAAATCTCCGTAAAAAACGTTTTGATTTGAGAAAGTTCCTTGTTTTGTATTGTTCTTTT